TCAGCGCAGCACGACCGTAAGCGCCGCAGACGCGCCGCGCCCGGCGATGCTGCTTAATTGCGCGACAGTCAGCGTCAGCCGCTGCGCCGTGTCGCCGCCGTCGCTCCGAAACGTCGCGGCCGGGTAGACCAGCACTGGCGCAACCGGATCGAACAGTGCGACGCGGCGATCGTCGATGGCAATTTCAGCATGGTAGCGCTCGCTTTCCTCGCCGACCGGGGCATCGATGCCGTCGAGCCACGCAAATCCGGCACGGCTGCGCCGCGTCCACCGGAACTGCCAGTCGCCGGCCGGCGACCGGGCCGCGCCTAGACCGACTGGCGATAGCGGCATTAGCGCCAAGCCGCGCACCGACGCGGCGATCGAAGGCGCTCCGGCGGCATCCTCGCCCGGACCGACCGCCTTCCATCGCAACATGGTTCCGATCGCCTCGATCGGTGGATCGAAGGCGACGAGCCGTGCCGGGTCAAGCAGGACGAAGCGACTTCCGGCGGCATGCTGGGCGGTCGCAGTACCGCGCCGCCCGCGCAGCCAGCCGCCGAGCCGGAAACGCCCGGGCGCGACGGCATCGGCGGTCGTGAACTGAACGATCTCGTCGCCGATGAGCGCAAGGTTGGCCCCCGCAAGCACGGCCGCTTCGCTGGCAGGCTCCAGCCACATGCCGCGGTCGACAAGCGTTACCTCGACCACGTCCGAGCGGTTCCAACGGTCGGACGGTGACGTGGCCAAAGGCTGGGCGAGCGAACCCATTATCGCCGGCACCCCCGCGCTGCCGGCAACTGTATACCGGGCGCCGTCGTCGCTGCTGACCAGCAGGTCGGCACGGCGCCAGCCGGCATCGGCCCCCGCTGCAGCGAGCCACAGCCGCGGCGTCACCGGCAGCAGACCCGGTAGCGGCGGCAGGTCGAGCACATGCAGCGTTGTCGGCCCCTGTACCGGTGGCGGCGGCGCGGCCGGCACGCCGCCGTCGCTTGGGCGGACGCCGGCAGCAACTGTGCCGGCGACGGCTTCGAGCGCGAGTTCGAGAACCATCGCGACCAGCGTCGCGCTGCGCACGCGCCAACGCGCCGTCCCGATCGACACGCAGTCACCGGCGCGAAGTGCAGCGTATCGCCAAGGCACCGCGATATCGGCGGTCGTGCGCCCGGCAACCGCGCGCAGCAGCCGGGCTTCGGCAAGGCGCTTGGCCCCGTCCGGCGTCAGCGCCGCGGTCAGATCGAACTGTTGCAGATGCCGCGCCGGCGTCCGGCGGACCGCCCGCTGCAAGCCGTATTGATAGTCGCGCGCCGGATCGGAAAAGCCGACGGCGACCGCGTCGGCTATCGACAATGCCGCGGCACGATGTTCGGTCCGCCCGGCTGCAGATCTCGTCCCGGCCCCCGCCCCAAGGTCGTCGGCGGTCAAAGCCGTCGTGTCGAGCGGTGTGCCACCGACCAGCCGCAATGCTGCGCCGTCGTCGATGAAAGCAAGGTCGGCGATCTGGGTCAGCGGTTCAAGCTGGCTGCGGATGGTGCCGGCACGCCCGGCTATATAGCCGGCCACCTCGAGGAAGCTGCCCGCCACGGCCATCGCCGTCGAAGGCCCGACAAGATCGGCGGCGACGGCGTCGAGCGCGACCGCGCCGCGGTCCGCAATGACCTCGAATGTCAGGTTGGGGATGCGGTTGCCATAGTCGGCAAGCGGAAGATCGTCGAAGACCGCATAGGCGACGCCGCGATAGGCGGGTGTCCCACCGGGTTGCGCTGCAACGAGCAGCGGATCGGGCGACTGGCTTTCGTTGCCGAGATAGGTGCGGATGGTAGCGGGGAACCGATAGGCGCCAGCGGCGTCGCGCAGCAGCTTGCCGTCCGCCCAGATGCGGCCGATGCCGACGATTGGCCGCGCCGAGAGCGCCACCGCGAACGATGCCGAATAGCTGTAGCTCGTGGTTGCCACGCCGCGCTTGCCGCCGCCGGCGCGCGCCACGCTCTCGCGGATACCGGGCGACCAGATGACGTTGCCGGCGACGCGCATGCTGCCGTAAATGCGCGGGAGCGGCTGGCCATAGGCCGAGCTTTGCACCGACAGGTCGCTGAGCCGGGGACCGTCGCGCGGTGTGCCGCTGCCGAAGATCGCGCGGTCGGCGATGCCGCCAACAAGACTGCCGACGATACCACCGATCGGCCCGCCAAGCGCGCGGCCGACGGTTCCAAGGACAAGCGTCGCCATGTCAGTTTTCCCCTGTCAGCCGCCACGCCGAAAGCCATTTCCAGCCGGGATCTGCCGGTGCCTCGACAACCCGCATCAGCCCGGCGTGCGCGTGCACAAGACCGCTGCCCGTGACGACCGCGAGGTGGCGACGCATCGGTGCCGGCGCGAACACCATCAGGTCGCCCGGGCTGCCCACCGGCACCGCGGTGCACATTCCGGCGAGCAGCGCGTCGAGCATGCACTCGTGGTCGCCGGCGAGCGAATAGGCCGGTAGCTTCGGCACGTTGATCCCTGCAGCGGCAGCCGCGACGAGCGCGACGCCGACGCAGTCGAGGCCAAGCCCCGGCACGCGTCCCTGCGGCCGGAACCGCGTACCGACGCAGGCCCGAACCGCGGCGACCACCGCATCGGCCACTGGAGATATGGTCGGCAAGGCCATCACAGGCCCGGAAAACGCGTCAGGATATCGCCGCCTGGCACATGCGGTTCACCGCGAAAGTTAACGGCATTCCCGAAGCGGCCGGCGCAACTCGCGAAACGCTTGTCGCACCCTTCGCGCAACGAGAGCCGGGTTCCGGAAGCCAGCGCAAACGGTAACGGCTCGAACAGAGCGATGCGGCTGTCGACGATTGCGGCGACCTGCGCGTCGAGGCCGGCATTGGCACCGTCGAGCGGGCGCAGCCGCCCATGCACGAACCGCTGCAGGTCGCCCGTTACGCCGGCGACCCCTATCAAGGCCTGGTCGGAAGATGCGCCGACGCTTGCCATCACGGTCAGTGGGGCGAGATCGACACGGCAGCGGGCGTCACCGAGGCCAGCGCGGCACTCGGGCGCGCAGAGTTCGACCGCGGTTGCCTCGAATGCAGCGGTCGGGCCTCGCAGGGTCGCGGTAAAGCTGCCGCCGCGCTCAGTGAGGGCGCGCGTGACGGTTCCCAGGGTACCGCGTGCCAGCGGCTGACAGGCGAGGCCCGGATCGGCCCAGTCGACCAGGAAAAGCGTCACGGCGGCGCCGTCGAACCGGCCAGCCGCAAGATCGCCGGCAGAAATCGCAGCGGCGCTGAGCGCTCCCGTCACTTCCATCGTATCGACCTCGATGCCGTCGGTGAGCGCGACAGCCGACGGTGCCATGCCGGGGCTTGCGGCATAGGCGAGGCCGTTGATCGTCAATGGCTGGTCGTGCGCGGTAAGCCCGAGGACCACGCCGTCGACGCGTGCGATCCGCCAGCAGAAAGCCAGCGTCGTCAGTTCGGCGGCCAGCATATCAGGCCTCCCGCACTTCGATGAGCGGCACGGCCGGAACCTCGCCCGCCCGCCACGCGCCGAGCGTGGCGTCGATATGATCCTGCGCGAACCGCACCGGGACATCGAATTCAAAGCCTGCGGTAACCATCAGCCCGGCCGCTGGCGCGCGGTCGAAGTCGATAAAGCCTCCTGCCGCAACCGCCCAACCCGTCAGCCGCGGCTGTCCGCCGACTGCGACGACCACGGTGCCGTCGACCGGGCGCGTAATACGCCGCGTCTGCACGTCGACGCCGGTTCCGTACGTCTTTACCAGCCCGAACCGGGTCGTGACGCCGTCACCTTTGCCCAGCGCCTGGTCGAGCGGACTTGCGCTGCCCGCACCCGAGTAACGATCGAGCGGATCGACGAAACGGAACGCATGCGCCTGCCCACGGCGCGCCCGGAAGAAAGCGACAAGCAGCGCGATGTCCGCTTCGGACCGGATGCCGGTGCCGGCATCGTAGCTGGCCCGCGCGTCCGCCCACGCGCTGTTGCGCTGTTCGAAACCCGATGCGGTCGTGACGATTTGGGTCGCGAACTGTGGACCGCCGCGCGTCCCGTTGGCGAGCGTCAGTGGAAAGCGTACGTCGTGGAACGCCGGCACGGTCTCGTCTCCCTGGATGGCGAAGGTTACGAAGCCGTCGCGCGCCACCTGCGGCCATGCCCAGATGAAAACCGTCGCGGTTCCGCGGGCGCGCGCGGCATCGGCTGCTGCAGCGATCGACGGCCACAGGCCGGTCGAAGGCTGCGCGACGAACCCGGCGAAATAGTGCTGGCGCGCAAGCGGATAGCCGAGCCGATCGGCGACGACGGCACGCGCGGCGCGCTGTCCGGCAAAATCGCCCCGGATGACGAAATCATAATCCTCTAGCTGCAGCACGTCGAACGCGGGTGCAGCCCAAGCGGCCGGCAGGTTGGCGCGGATCAAGTCGGGGGCGACGGCCGCGATGACCTGCGGCGCATAGAACAACAACGCGACCGGCGTGCCGGCGCCAAGGCCGCGCACTGCGTCGCGCAATGCCAGCGTCGCTGCGCCAAGCTGCACCCCGGCCCAGTCGAGATAATCACGGACCGGCGGCGTTTGCGCGCCGTCGATGACACGGATCAGCGGCGCGGCGCGCCCGGTCTGCGCCATGTAGGCGGCTAGCGTCGCTGCATCGTACAGGCATGGCCGGCGATCGGGTCCGACCCACCACCATGGTTCACCAATCTGGAAAGTCGTGGTCGCTCCGGCAGCGGCGGCAAGCTGGACGAACGCGCGTGCAACCTTTTGCAGATAGGCCATCGCGGCTGGATTGGTCGGCGCGAGCAGCGTCGAGGGCGGTGACCAGCCGGTCAGTGCGGGATTACCGTCCGCATCGCGCTGCTTCCACGCATCGGGGGTGTTTTGATCGAGCAGCTCGAACGACAGCGACAGGATCAGCGCCAAGCCGAGCGCCGCCGCGCGGCGGGCGAAGTCGCGGTGCCACGCGGCTGCAGGCGCACTCAACGCCTGCGCGGGATCGACTTCGTAGCGCGCCACCGCGGCGTTCCACGCCAGCCGGTAGAAATGGCTCATCCCGACATAGTGGTTGATGGTGCCGCCATAGCCCATCTGGACGATGCCGCGCAGCAGGCGCTCGGGCGTTTGGCTGTAACAGTCGTCGTAGCCGGTCGCGATGCAAAGCCCATGCGGCGGCACGAACGTGTCGCCGATCGCCAGCGTCGACCCCGGCCCGTCACACGTCATCTGTGCCAATGTCACACCGGTGTCGACGGCGGCAGACAGCGGGGTATCGCTGCCATCATAGTCCGCCGGAACCAGCGTGATGAACAAGCGGTCGATGTCGCCGGCCCAGACCGGATCGGCCTCGGCAGGCAATAGGAAGCCGCCGTTCAATGCATCGAAATCAAGCGTCACGACCGCGTCCATCGGCGTCCCGGCCGCATAGTTCCACAGCCGCACGTACCAGCTGCGCGGTCGCCCCGCGGCGTCGCGACCTTCGATCGTCAGCGTCGCGCCGTTGATCGCGTCGAGCGGTTTCAGCCCGGCATCTGCGCGCCACCGGAACGACAGCTTCAGCCCGCGATAGTCATGCGACGTTGCCCGCCGCAGCAACGGGTGGTCGAGCGTATCCGTCGATGTCCAGATCAATCCGGCAAGATCATTGTGCTTCAGGAACGCCAGGTCGACACGCATTGTCTGCGCTGCGGTCGTCGTGACCGCCGCAAGCATCGGCCGCGGGAAGTCGACGGTCCAGAAACGGGTGTCGAAACGCTTGATCCAGTCGCGCCGTTGCTGGTCGGTGGGCGTGCTCAGCCAGTGTCCCATTAGCTGCCGGCCTGATCGAGAGCACGACGGACGGCGCGCGCAACCTGCTCGCCGGTTCGCGCCATGAAGGCGCTGTCGGCCGCTGCGGGTCCTGCAACGTTGACCGTTATGCTGACCGGGCCGCGCTGCCCCGCAATCGTTGGCGCAATGCTGCCTGCGCTCGTCGGCACGAACAGTTCCGGCCCGCGTTCGCCAACCATATAGGGTCGGCCGGGGGCGACCGGACCGCCGGTCGCGCGGCCGGGCGCGCCGCCGAACAGCGACCCGAACAGGCCGGACAGCAGGCCGCCACCGCCTGCCCCGCCGAACAGCGATCCGAGGTCGGCCTTGACCGCATTGGCGGCAATGTCCGCCAGCGCCGCGACCGCCACCTTGCGCAGATCGTCGAAGCCGACCCGCCCGCCGGCAATCGCCTTGGCAAGACTTGTCTCGATGCGTTTGCCGGCGGTGTCGATGCCGGTGGCGAGCGGCCCTTCGAGGTCCGATCGCATGGTTGCGACATCGCGCGCGAAGCCGCCGGTATCGGCGCGGATGCGGACGAGCAGCGTATCGAGTTCATCCATCGGGCAAGGCCTCCATAAGCAAGCGGAGCGCGGCGGCGTCGAGCGCCGGTTCGGCATCGACGAGGCCGAGCGCGAGATGCAGGTCGGCAGGCGTTGCGCTCCAGAAAGCGTCAGGCGACCAGCCCAACGTCGCCGCCAGCCGCGCCGCCTGCACCGCGGCGTCGACGAAGCAGGCGCTCATCGCCCGCGCAGGATCTGGCCAAGGAGCACGCGAAGCACCGGCGTCGCCGTCGTCAGCCCGCCATCGACGAGTGCATCGCAGAACGTCCGCCGGTCGAGCGTCGCCGGACGCGGATCGAGGCAATGCCAGAACAGCGCCGCCAGCTCATCGAGCCGGATCGCCCCTGCAGCGGCGCGTTCGACGAGCGCAAACAGCGAACCGAGTTCGGCTTCGGCTGCGACCAGCGCGCCAAAGCTTGGCCGCAACCGCCAGACCTCGTCGCCCAGCCGCAGCTCGGCCTCGCCGCGGACCGGGTTTGCGGTCACGCCGCCACCACCGCGCCGGACGATTCCAGCGCCAGCGTGTAGCTGCGCTCGCCGTTGAAATCACCGGCATAGTCGAGCTTGGTGATGAGGAAACTGCCGTGGAGGCGCTCGCCGCTCTCGAAGCTGATCTCATAGGCGTCGAGCAGCCCGGCCATCGCGCTGGCCTTCAGCCGGGCCTCGGCAGCCGTGCCGTTGAAGACGCCGGCGCCAGCAACCGAGACCGAGCGGACGCCAGCCCCGGACAGCAGTTCCCGCCAGCCGCCCGAGCCCTTGTTGGTGATGACGATGGTATCGGCGTTGATCGCAAGCTGCGTCGTGCGTAGCCCGGCGATGGTCGTATAGACCGGCGGGGTCGCCCCGTCGCCGACCTTGAGCAGGAAGGCGCTACCTTTTTCAGCTGGCATCGAAGTCTCCTTGTGATTGGTCGTCAAAGCTGCTGCGTGCGGATGCGGAATTCGGCGATGCCCTGCGTCCAGCCATCGGCTGCCTTGGTGGTGTAGGCGCGCAGGAAACAGACGTTGGCGATGCGGTGGCCGTCGACCCGTCCGGCCAGGCTGCGGACCGCGCTTTCGACGCCCGGGAGCAAGCGCTTGGCAGCGCTGCTGCCCGGGCCGTTGTCCCAGACGGTCAGTTGCACGCGGTGTTCATGACCAATGTCGGTCTTGGCGCTCCAGTCCGTGACGACGTCGGGGCCAAGCGTGACATAGGGCGCCGCCGCCTCGACGGGAACGGCATCGTACAGCGCGCACGCGGCCAGCGACGGCTCCGCGCGCAACGCCGCAAACATCGCGCGCTGGACGGCAAGGCTTGCCGAGGTCACGCGGCACCGACGGCACGAACGAGCGGCACCAGGCCGATCACGCGCGGATCGGCGGCGTTGCTGCGAGTTCCGCGCGCACGCGCCGTCAGTCCCGGTCCGGTCAGCACGACACCGTCCGCCACGATCTCGGTCGCGATGCCCGGCAGCTCGGCTGCGACGGCGTCCGTCACGGCGGTTGCGGCGCGGTGCACGCCCGCCGCCCCCTCGGCCGCGCCACGCGCGTTCAATGCTTCGACCAGTTCGGCCATCGTCATGTGCGGCTCTCCACCAAAAGCGTGATGCGGTCGGGGGTGCTGGGGTCGGGCTCGGCGCGGATGACGTTCAGCAGGTGCCCGCGCCAGTGAAAGCGCGACGCCAGGCCGACATCGTCGCGCATCCGCATGGTGATGCGGAAGCGCGGTCGGGCAACCCTGCCTTCGCCCGCGACCGGGCTGACCGCATCGCCGAACCCACGCTCGATCGGAACGACGGCCGCCCAGTCAAAGCCTATCGGTCGCCAAGTCGCCGTGACGCCGCCAAGGTCGTCCGGGTCGCCGTGCCACTGTTCGATCGCGAGAGCTTCCCGCAGTCGTCCTGCAAATTCATCTGCCATGTCTGCCTCCGTACTCAGTGGATTCGCATTCGCCGCCATGGTCGCCACAGCGCGGCGACAGCGGCGGGCGGACCGCCGGCGTCGGCCGCGTCGCGGTGGGTGTAGAGATGCGCGACAAGCCGGGTGATGCCCTGCCGCAGCGGCTCAGGCACCCCGTTCCAGTCGGCGGCCATACCGACGCGGTAGGCGACCGTGACCCGGGCCTGCGGCCGCGGCGCAATGCGCAGATCCCAGCCGTCGATTGCAGGTTCGGTGCCGATTGCCGCGGCGACGACCGCGCCGAGGGTTGCAGGGTTGGTGATGCGCACCCAGCCGCGACCGTCGAGGTCGATGTCGGTCTCGAATGCACTGCCGGCGAGCGGGCCGCTTGCATCGGCGATCCCGGTGATCGCCACCACGGGAACGCCGTTCAACCGCTGCCAGGCCGCGCTGGCGACCAGCCGCTCGCTCACGTCGCGGGCGATCAGCCGCTGATTGGTGAACGCCTCCGCAAGCGAAGTCGCCACGCGGACGAAGCCGTCGAGCAACGCGTCCTCGTCGCTTCCGGTCAGCCGCAGGAATGCCTTGATCTCGTCGAGCGCGACCGGAGCGGTTTCAGCAGGCATGAGTTCGGTGACCATCATCGGCCGTCCACGCGCACGGTGATCGTACGCTTGTCCGACCGGGTGTCGGTCAGCACGATCCGGTTGGTGACGCGGTAAACATGGCCGGCGATGCCGCCGCCCAGCGTCGCAGACGTGCGCGCCGCACCGCGTTTCGAGGCAACGACCGTGACACCGCCGGTTTCGATCGGTGCGACCTGCCAGTTGCTAGCCGTGATAGACTGGTCACCGAGGTAGCCCGCCGACCAATCGATCGCATAATCGATCGCCGCGGTCGGATCCTTAAGGAAAATTCCCACGCGCTCACCCTTTCCAAGCTTGTCCGGTACGAAGGGGTGGTCGGTCAGACCGGGGCGCCGACTTCCACGCTCCATGGCGCAAAGCTGACGGTGCCGCCGGCCGGCAGCGCCTGCGCCGGGCAGGTCGTGACGTACAGCAGCCGCGACGTGGCCGGATCGAGCAGTGCGACATGGTCGGCGGTGCCCGCTGCGGCGACCGTCAGCCCCGCTTTCGCGGCGACGGTGACTTTGCGGCCCGAGACGTCGCCGGCGGCAAAAGTGAAATCGGCGGGCGAAAGCGTCGCCTCGCACAGCTTCGCGGCAACCGCGGCGGCGTAGGTCGCCGGTTGTCCACCCACTGCAACCATGCTGGTCGCAGACTTGACGATGTTCAGCGCCCCATCGAGCACGTCGGAGCTTGCGTATTTACCCATCTGGAATCCCTTTTCAAAATCAGGAAAGCGTGATCGCGTGGACCCGGAAGTCGTCGGGAACGAGGATCGTGCGTACCGTTCCGCCGCTGCCGCCCGGTTGCAGCACCAGGCCCAAGGCGTCGCGCAGCGCATGGGCGCTGCGCGCAGGCACCAGCTGCGTCGCCGGGCCTGTGCCGCTAACGGCAGCGACGGTCGAGACGGCGCGGTTCGCATGCACGGCCTTCGCCGGGCTCAGTAGGGTCGACGTCGTCAGCGTTGTTGCGACCGCGCGCGTCGGCGAGCGGGCAGCGGCTGCCAGCAGCGTCACCGGCACCGCGATGACGCCGTCGATCGCGCCTGCCGAGAATGGAGCCGTACGTGTCCCGCCGATAAGGCTCCGGTCGCTGTTGCCCGTCGTCACCCGGCCCAGCGCCGGGCTTCCCGTGCGCGGTGTGTAGTCTCCCAGTCCAGGCGCTGCCGGGAAGCTGGTGCTCAGCCGCCACTTGCTCTGGTCGTTGGTCCATTTCGGGTCGATCGGGGTGTTGTCGAAGCGGCAGTTCAGCCCCTCGAACTCGTGCGTGAAGCCGTCCGGCGCGCCTGGCCCGAGCACCTCCTGATACAGGTTGACGTTGTCGCGCTGGCCGACGCCGTACAGCCCGGCCCAGCAGGCGGTGTTGTACGGCCGGAAGCCGTGATTGCGCGGGTCCGATGCCGCCTGTCGCTGGGCCCTGACCGCAGGGTCGTCGAAGCGGTCGTGCTTGGTGAAGTGCGCAGCAAGCACGTTCGCCGCGATCCGCACGTTGACAACGACGTTCTGCGCCTGCGCATCGGTCCCCGCTACGGTCGCGGCTGGACTTGCATCATTGTACAGCAGGTTGACCCGCGCGCCGACAGTGGTGTTCGCCTCGACGATGATCTCGCGCGTGCTGGCGAGTTCCTGCTCGCCGGTATTGAACAGGCAGTCGCCAGACGGCCCAATCGCCTCCATGACGTTGCCGAACAGCACCTGACGGTAATGCTGGCTGACGCCGCCGACGGTGATCTGCCCGGCGTTCCACGTCCGCCCCTTGGCAGCGCGGACATCGTTGTACGCGATGATGCCGTCATAGACCGCGGCGGTGTCGCCGTCGGCGGGCTGGAGCGGCGTGCCGAGCTGCGTCGTCCCGGCGGTGCCGGTTGCGAAGCCATCCTCGGCCTCGCCGATCAGCCGGCTGGTGACAACGGTCGAGGCGAGCGCCGCCTGCACCCATTCGCACTTGCGGATCAGCTTGTGCGCCGCGCCGAAGCCGCTGCTCATCGTCGCCGACGACTGCCAGATTCGGGTCCGGGTAAAGTGAACGCCAAGCTTTCCGCCGGGCGCAACCGAGCCGCCGACCGGGCTTGCTCCGCCGGTCTGGAACCCGGACATTCCGGCCATCGTGACGTTGTCGAAGTGCCAGTACGGTATCCACAGATAAAAGGTGTAGCCGAGGCCGATCGAGGCGTTCTTGAACGACGCCCGGTCCGGACCCCGGAAGTCACTCTGCGCGGCGATGGTGTTGACGACGCAGTTGGCCCGCGGGTTGGCGTCCGCCGGGTCGCCCTCGATGCGCAGGTAAGTCTGGATGGTCTGCGGTGCGAAGCCGACCGCGCTGGTGCCGAGGCCGCCGGCATGGACCTGCGCGGCGAGGACGATCCGCACCCCGTCGACATTGCCGTAGCCGAAGGTCGACTGCTGCTGGCCGTTTGCGGCGGGGAGCTGCAGCCTCGCCAGCCGCGCCGCTTCGACCGCGGTCTGCACGTCCTTGGGCCTCGACGCGGGCGCAACCGCCTTCGCCGCCGCCAGCGCCGCCGCTTCGCTCGCGCCGGTGCCGACCATCGCCTGTGCGGCGACCGTGGTGCCGTTCAGATAATCGACATAGAGCGTGCGGAAAGCATAGACACTGCCCGTCGCGTCATAGGCGACGGCGAACGGCGTGGCGGCCGCGCTGGCGAAGCAATCGGTGGTGAACGATGCCGGCATCGCCTTGGTGCCGGCAGGGTCGGTGGTCCACGCAGTGCCGAACCACGGATAGACGGTACGGTCGACGCGCAACAGGCCGGGCGTCAGCGGGGCCGGCGTCGCGGTCGCCGGGTCGATGGTGGCACGGTGGCAGCGCAGGTTGTCGCCGTACTGCGTCGAGGTCGACAGCGCGGTGGCCCAGGCGGTGACGGTGTTGGTGCCGTCGGTGACGGTGTATTTGACCGCCGCGACCGGCTGCGTGCCCTGCGGGCTGAAGCCGAAACACAGCGCCTCGATGTCGAAAGGACCCCGACGGAGCGTGTACGGCACGTCGACCCAGCGGCTGATCGGCTGCGGGCAGACGACGGTCGCGTTGTTGATGACGGCGATCGTCGCCGCCGCCTCGCCGGTGCGCCAGCCTGCGACTGCGCTCAGCATGATGCCGGAGTCGGTCGCATAGACCCAGTTCGACAGCGCGATGCGGACCTTGATCTGGCCGCCACCGAGGTCGGTCTCGTCGATGACGCGAGGGTCGAGAACGCCGGCGTTGGTCGGGTTGGAGCCCTTGCGCAGCGGCTTGGTCGCAACGAGCGTCCGCCCCTTCGTGGCATTGGCCACGGCAACCCCGCCGGTCAGGTCGAAACCCGGATGCGTCATCGCCAGCGCCAGCGCCGGCGCGGCGTCCGGGCTCAACGCATAGCTCGCGAAGCTGCCCGGGCTCGCGCTGAGTGTCAGCGCCAGGACATAGCCGTTCGCTTCGATGCTTGCGGAAAGGATGGGCATGCGAAGTCCTTTGCTCCCCCTCTCCGCCACGCGGAGAGGGGGTCGACGAGAGGGCGCCTGGTGGAGCGGGAGGTCCTACGACGCCGAGAACTTCAGCAGCTTGATCGCTTCGGAGTTGACCACCGCGCCGCCCAGCCGCCGGGTCGCGTAAAACTGCACGAACGGCTTGTTGGTGAATGGATCGCGCAGCACCGCCGTCGATGCACGCTCGGCGATCAGGTAGCCCGCCTTGAAGTTGCCGAAGGCAATCGACAGGCTGTCGGGCCCGACGTCCGGCATCGAGTCCGCCTCGTAGACCGGATAGCCGAGCAGCGTCGCCGGCTGGTCGGCCGCGAGCGCCGGCTGCCAGATGAAGCCGCCGTAGCTGTCCTTCATCTTGCGGATGCGCGCGAGCACGGCCGAGTTCATCACGAAGCACGCGCCCTGCCGGTAGGGCGTCCGCAGCGCATGGACGAGATCGATCAGCTTATCCTGCGGATTGGCCGCTGCGAACGCACCAGCAGCGCCGCTTGCCAGATACTGCAGCGTTCCGAACGGGCGGGTATTGTCGTCGCTGGCCGCGGTCGCATAGGTCAGGAAGCCCTTCGGTCGTGCGATCCCCGATCCGGTAACGAAGGCAACGCCTTCGGCCCGGGCGAACTCGGTGGCGATTTCGGCAGCGAGCCAGCCTTCGACATCGAACATCGCATCGTCGAGCATCGCCTGCGTTGCGGCGGGCTCGGCGTAGAGCTCGCCCATCGGCGGCGCGATCGAGATGAAGTTGGGCGTGCCCGTGGTCACACGCCCGGCGTTTTCGGCGACCCAGCCGCTTGCGATGCCGCCCTGAACGATCAGCTTGGCATAGTTGGTGCTGCCGACCTGGACGACATTGGCGATCCTGCGCATCGGCGAAATCTGGATCAGCGTCTGATCGATGATGCTGTCGATCTGCTGCGGTACCGCGACGCCACCGTCGCTGCCGACTGTCTCGCTCAGCGACTTGATTTCCAGCCCGACGTCGATGCCCTTGCGCAGATAGCGGTCGGTGAACGCCGCGCGCGCCGGATCGGCGTCGGCCTTGGCATTGCCCAGCGCCGGACGCGCCATTGCGGCGAAGCGCGCCGACAACCGTCCGACCTCGCCGCGCAGGGCGGCGATCTCGGCGTTCGGCTCGGGCAGCGACGCGGCTTCGAAACTTGCCTCGAGCGTATCGGCCTTGGTTTCATAGTTCATTGCACAGTCTCCTGAGGTGAAACGGGATCGACCGCGAGCACGCGCGCCAGCGGCTGCATCGGAAAGGTGACGATCGACACCTCGAGCAGCTCGAGGTCGATCAGTTCGCGAACGCCGCGCGTGCGGTCGGGGCGGCTTTGGCGGACGCGGTAGCCGAAGCTCAGGCCCGTGATCGCCTTGGCCTGGAGCAGCGCCGCCGCATCGGCACCCGCCTCGGTATCGGCGACGATCGCCGCGATGACGCGCAGGCCGCGGGTGTCCTCCGCAAGCCGCTCGATACGGCCGATCGGCGTGGCGACGCTGTGTTGCCACAACAGCGGTACGCCGGCGCGCGCGCGCGCGAATGCCCCGCGCATGACCACGTCGCCGCTAGTGTCAGGCACGCCGAAGACGCTCGCATAACCAGCGAACCGAATGATTTGCATCGATTTTCCTTCGAGATCAGGCGCGAATAAGCCCGGTCATGCCAAGCCGGACGGCGATGCCGATCAGCAGCGCCGCAATCGCCGAGCGCACCGCCCAGGTGACGATACCCGACAGCACCGATCGCTTGGCGTCGCGCCAGCCCTGGATGAGCTGGCGCAGCTCGACAATGTCCGGCCCGGCCTGCGCGTCGTGCAGCCCGATCCGCGCCAGCGCGCGGCTCGCGCCCGCTTCGCTCGCATCCTCGATCATCGCGCGCAGCGTCACCAGATCGGCGCCCTGCCCCTCGGCCTGGGCGATCAGCCCGGCGAGCATCGGGGTCGTGTTCATGCGAGACCTCGCAGTCCGAGCAGCACGCGCTTTTCGTCGTCCGACAGGAAAGTCGCCGCCGCGACCTGGCCCCATAGCCGCTCGCGATCCGCCGACAGCGCCGGGATCGCGTCGCGGTCGATCTCAAGGACCAAGCCGGGCCACCAGTCGTGCAGATGTTCGGCGATCGCGGTCAGGATGCGCTTGGTCAACGGCAGTAGCGTCAGCCGCCACAGCGCGACGTTTGCTTCGCGGTAATTGGCGTAGCTGTTGTCGCCGGCAAGCCCGAGCAGCATCGGCGGAACACCGAAGGCCAGCGCGATTTCCCGGCTGGCGGTATCGCGGGCCCGGCCGAAATCCATCTCCGCCGGGGTCATCGACAGCGGCTGCCAGCTCAGCCCGCCTTCCAGCAGCATCGGCCGCCCGGCGTTGACCGCACCGGCAAACGCCGTTTCCATCTCTAGCTTCAGCCGGTCGAACTGCTCGGGGCTCAACGTCGCGCCGTCGCCGGGAGCATAGACGAGCGCACCCGATGGCCGTGCTGCATTGTCGAGGAGCGACTTGTTCCAGCGGCTCGCGGCGTTGTGGGTGTCGACCGCTGCACTCGCCGCGCCGAGGCAGCCCAGCCCATAATGATCGTCGAGCGGATGGAAGCTGCGGATGTGCAGCAGACCGGGCTGGTCGCCGACGGTGACCGCCGGAAAGCGCGTCACCGCTTGGCCGGCGCGGTACAGGTAACCGGTCGGCCAGCCATTGTCGTCGACCTCGACCGTCACCCGCTCGGGCCGCAAGGTGAACAGACCGGCCGGCAGTCCGCCCGCGCCCAGCCCGACCTTCACATAGGCGTTGCCGTGGAGCAGCAGGTTCGCGGCGATCGTCTCCATCAGCGCGGGACCGGGCTCGCCGCCGCTCAGCAGGGCAAGCGCGGGGTGGCCGGCCGGCGTCGCAAGCACCGGCGCACCGGCGGCGCTTTCGGCAATGATGCGCACCGCCCGCTGTGCGATCGGGTTACGGCAATAGGCATCGCGGGCAAGCGCTTCATAGCTGCGCGGCAGCTCGGCGTTGGCCCAAGTCGTGCGCAGCAGGTCTGGCCATGTACGCGCGGTCGGGGCGCGCGCTTTTCGCCCGAAAAACGGGATTTGCATTGCAGTCTCCCTCACAAGGTGCGGATCAGCGGCACGCTCGATGCGGTGCCGAGCAGCAATTCGGTCAGTGCCCAGACCAGCGCATCGGCGCGGTCAGGCGAGCGGCCCGGCCCGGCGTAGCGGCCGCCGGTCATCAAGCCGCACAATTCGTCTTCAAGCGCCGGAAACGCGCCGACGTGGAACGCGCGCCGCGCCGTGTACAGGCTCGCCACCGGCTCCGCACGGGCAACCTTGCCGGCCGCGGCGCGCACCGCCTTGACCGGCAGCGTGCTCGACACCGATCGCAACACGGCGACCACCATGTCGCCGCCGTTATTGACCTCGGCGACGACACGGTCGGCATCGAAGCGGTCGGCTGCCGCGACCACTGCCCGCGCCCATTGTTCGGGCGGCAAGCCCTGCACGCTGGCGTCGGCGATCACATACCCGTTACCGTCGCTGCCCAGCGCCGCGACGATGATCCCGCAGGCATCGGCCCGGTCGCCCGACGATGCCGGCGGATCGACTGCGACGACGACACGGCGCGTCGCCGGCGCCGTCCGCACGCGGCATTGCTCCAGCATCGCGCGCGACCACAATGCGCCTTCGATATCGTCGACGAACTCGCCCTCCAGCTCCTGCCGGCCAAGCCGCGTGCCGCCATAGTCGCGCGCCATCGCGTCGAGAAAGACATCCGGCAAATTGACGGCATTCTCAGTGGTTGCGCCGCGGACCAGCGCCACGCCGGGTGCCGCTGCGAAGGCACGCAGCCATGCCAGCGGCCGCGGCGTCGTCGTCAGCAGCAGTCGCGGCCGAGGCCCGAGCCGCAGTGCCATGCGCAGGTTGGCGAGCGTGTCGGTCGCATCGGGCCACCGCGCGACCTCGTCGCCCCAGGCATAATGAAACTGCGGCCCGCGCAGGGCATCCGGCTCGGAAGCCGCATAAAGCCAAGCGGTCGAACCGTTTGCCCAGTGCAGCCGCCGCAACGACGGTTCGAACGACAGCCCGGCCGATGCCGGCGCGCAGGCGAGCAGCCCCGATTGGCCTTCGACCATCACCGCACGCGTATCCGCCAGCGTCGACCCGACCAGCGCAACCCGAATGCCGGGAGCATTCGCTGCGCGGTCCAACAGCCATTCCGCGCCGGCCCGCGTCTTGCCAAAGCCGCGCCCGGCGAGGATCAGCCAGCTGTCCCAGTCGCCGTCCGGTGCCAGCTGCGACGGGCGGGCCTGGCCTGCCCAGCCCATGACCAGACTGCGACGCTCAGCCTCCGAAAGCTGCGTCGCCAGCGCCCGACGCTGCTCGATCGGCAATGCCGCTGCAAGCTCCAGCGCCGATCGTTGCGAGTGCAGCGTCATCGGCACCCTCCCGAATTGAGCGGCTAGCGGCGTAGTTATTCAGCGTGCTCGTTCTATATCCAGGAGCGTGACGATAGTCAAGCGGTTTTTGTCTATTTGGTTAGTTGGTGCCGTAGTGGCCGGCGAGACGGTCGAGTGCCAGACACAGCACGACCTTCCCGGCACGGACCGGCCAGCGCAGTGAACGCTCCGCTTCGGTCATGCTCTCGCCGGCGCAGACAACCCGCCACAGGATATCGCAGAGCCCCGGGCCAACGGCGACGATGGCCGCGTCGAAGCGGTCTTTCGCGGCGATCTGCGCGCTCGACGCATCGAACGCGATCGGTGCCCCGCGCGCAGTCCGCGCCGACGGCGACGCGTCCCAGCGCATCGTTACAGAGGGACTAAGCTGGGCGCGCTCGAAATCCATGCGCAGCCGTTCGCCGGCTTCCAGTTGCCGACCCGAAACATGGCCGCGACGCGCCATCCAGGCGAGCGGCGATTCCGCCAGGTTGACGATGACCATGGCGCGGTCCTGGCGAAGCGACGGCGGCAGCTGTCGCTGCACCAGAATGCGGTTCGGGCCGGCGTCCGGCACTTCGCTGACCAGCGTGTTTCGCTGCTTTTGAATCTTTGCCAT